GAGAGGACATCTGAACGCTGGCGGCGGTGACGCTGAGATTTGTGTCCGCGCGCGCGATGTGAAGGGAAGAAATGAAGAGCGCGCTCGTTAGCGCGATGATCGAAAACAGTGAACGGAACTTTTTCATGGTGATTATTGCTCCGGAGTTTTGGTTTCCGGCGGCGCGGCAGGAGCGGCCGGCGTCGGTTGAGAAGAAGTTTCTTTGAGGAGGGCGCCTTTTTCTTCGGGCGTTAGGTCACGAAATAGCGCTTCGCGTTCGCGTTTCCAATTGCCAACGTTCACTTGCTCGTAGGCGATACGATCTTCGGCATCCCGGATGTTTTCATCGATCTTCCGGATCTTATTCAGCATGTGCTCGTGGCTCATCTGGATGGCGGATCGGACCGAAATGGAGGAGACGAGCGCGGTCCTCCGATTGATTTGGCCGATTTTTCCAATCGGTTCTCGTCGAAAACTTCGGGTGGGACGCCCGTTTTTCGTGCCGTAACTTCGATGCGGACGCAGCCGGAAAGATATTCGAAACGACCGGTAGCGATTCCAGAGTAACCCGTAATACTATCGCGAACTTTTGCGCCGAGCTTAATCATGAGAAGTGCAATCGCCGGTTAGTTTTTGGACGGATGAACAATGCAGAATCAGTGTAGAGAAGTTTGCCTTTGCTATCCCGGCCCTTGGATTTTCTGAGCTTTTCATGCAGCTCGAGGGCAGGATCACTAGCCTCTCCAAAGTAGAGGAGGTCAATTTTTCCTTTGGCGGTGCGGGCAACGACGAGAGAGACATTCACGAAATAGCAATTCGGCGGCTGATTAATGCTGAACGTTTTTGAATAGTCATCATCTGTTAGGCGGCGCGGGTAACCAATTTCCAGACAGGGGCGGCTTTGGTGCCGGCGTTGATGTAAAGATTGGCGTTGGTGTAATCGGTGAAGCGTGAGCCCGGGCCCGCGACGTCGGTGCCCGTACCGGTCACGCCATCGGCCAGGTGGGTAACAGCCATGGCGGTGACTTCTACACTGCCGTCGTTATCCTCAGCGTTGGCTACGGTAACGAAGTCGGCGAGATCTGACTCGACCAGCGCGGTGATATCGTCGGCGACGGTGGTGATGGCTCCTCCTCCGTCAGTGGCCAGAGTGAAAACAATGGCGGTGCCATGTGGCGTGCCATTCACGGCTACAGACAAGGCAACATCGTTCGCGGCGGGATCGCGGTACTGGATCGATATCCTGTTCCCAGCTGCGCCAGCCGGCACAGCGGTAAAGACGAGGTCGTTATCGTCCCCGGTGAGCGCGGTGGCGAGCGAGGCCTGGACGTTATCGATGGGAACGTCGTCGCCCTCGAGGTTCACTACGTTATTATCCGGTCGCACCCCGATGGAAGATGAAAGCGCGGGGCCGTATTCGGTAACGATGAGATAATCGCGATCATCGCTGAATGGACCGAAGATGCGCGTCACGCTCTCGAACAGATCGACGCGCAGATAATTCACGCTCGAGCCCGCGAGCGCCTTGCGATGGATGTGACCGGCAGAAGCGGCGCCAGCGCTAACGGTGAGAACCTTCCCGGCGGGAAGGTTGATTACGCTTTGGCTAGCCATGGTGCCCGGCTTCTATTAGCCGAGCAGGATGGCGATGTGCTCGGCCTTAATGACGCTGATACCCCAGGCCATGGCCACTTCGTAGTAGACCTGGCGATATTGCGGATACATCGAGAGCTCGACGGAAATTCCGCTGCGGGCATCGGTAACAACTGCGACGTCGGTGGCGAGATCGCCTCCGGTGGGGCGTGCGGGTAAGCGGGTGGCCAGGAGCGCTGCATTCCGGGAGAGGCCGATCATGCGCGGGCCGGCCGCGATAACGGTGATGGCGCGGGTGGCTGCGCCTTGCGCTTTCCGTAATCCGGGCAGGGCGAGAGTGATGGAATCGCCCGAGGCTGGATTAGCTCCGGCGAATGAAACGGAATTTATGACGTATTTATTGGTGTCGTTAGCGAACGTGATGATATCGCCCGCGGCGACGACGCCGGTGCCAGCGGTAGCGAGTGGGATAACAGTCTGCCCGACGGTGAACGCGGCGCTGGTGGAAGTGGCGCTGGCCATCGTTCCAGCAGTAGGCGTAACGATCTGAGCCGATTCCTTGATGGAGAGCCCGTTAAGGTTGAGCAGCTCGCCATCGCGCAAAGTCATGGTGGTGCCGGCTTCGTTCGCCTTGGTGAGATTCGCTAATGTGCGAAGCGCGGCGCCGGAAGTGGTGTCGATGACGAGCGAACGGGTGCCTAGCGGTGCGCCGTTATCGTCGAGAATCTTTCTGACCTGGGCGCTATCGCCAACGGTTGTGGCGAAAGGCGTGGTGGCAGCGGTGCCGTAGGCGCGGCTCCCGCCAACCTGGCAAGCGAGACTCAGATCCGCTTCGGCCTGGTTCATAAGGGTGCGGATAGCCTGCTCGACGGTATCGGCTACTACGCCGCCGTAGCTGCCACTCTGGGCGAGTTGCAGCTCTTCTTCGCCGGTGAAATAGAAAGGCGCGGCTTTGAAGTTGGTGATGGAAATGGATTTGTTTCCGAGGGTGCGATCGGCGGGCTGGGGAACGGTGGCGCCGGGCGCGATGTCGGTGATGGCGATCGTTGGTGTGACCCATGAATAAAGGGTCTGGTTTTTCGCCAGGCGATCGGCTTTGGGATCGCGGTTGACCGATGGGATGAGGCCGATCAGTTCGCGCGAGACGACGTCCAGCGCTTGCACTACGACCGGGAGAAGAGTGGTTAATCCTGCGTTTGCCATATGGTTTTAGTTTGAGAGTTGAGAGAACGCTTCGCTTCGCTCGCTTTAGTTGAGAGTCGGATCAGTTAGGGAAATTTATTCGGTGGAGATCTTGCCGCCGGCCTGTGAGAACTCGAGCTGTTGCTTGGAGTTCATGGCCTGGAACTCGGCTCGGGTAACGGTGGTTTTGGCGCCGCCTTCCGGACCGCCGGCCGGTTTATCGACCGGCTTGGTGAGCCCAGCGGAAGCGGCCCGCGCGATGACGCCGGCATTTACTCCTGCTTCGATCCGGGCATCGATATCTTTGATGGCGCGCATGGCGCCGGCCAGATCGGTAGCACCGAGCGCGGCGAAAATTGTGGTTTGATTCGCCTGGAAGCTGTTGTTCTGCGACTTCAGGTTATTAAGCGCGGCGATCGCGTCGGCCTGGCTGGTGACTCCGAGGGCGCTGAAGAGCGCCTGCTGATTATCCCGCAAGGCGGGGATAGCCGCGGCGAAATCGTAATGCGCGGGCACATCTCCGGATCCGCCTAACGCGGCAAAAAGGCTTTGCCGTTGTTCATTCCATTCGGTTTGAGCGGAATGAAGTTGAGTGATGCCAGCCTGCGCGCCAGCGAAGTCGGATACGCCAAGTAGAGTTAGGAGCGCATCGATCTGACCTTTTTGGGTCGAAGGGATTTGATCGGACACGAAATCGCGATTACGCGGTTTCGATGAAGTCGTCAACAACTATTTTCAACAGTTGAAATTATTTGTTCTACGTGGAACGGGCGCTTCGCTATCGCTCCGCTGAAGTTCCAAGGCACCAAGCCCCCAAGCTCCAATTGTAATGCGCGCGCTCTGCACGCGGCGGTTTCAGAACTGAGCGAGGGCTGCATTCAAGTCCGGAAGCACTGCATCGGCCAGGCGGACTTCGACGGCTTCGGCGCCGAAGAATGTCTGGCCTTGCATGGCGTCTTTGCTCATCGCTGGACGGCCGCGTTTCACCGCGCCGGTGAACATGGCCATGATCTTATCGGATCGAGCTTGGAGCATTGCTTTCTCGTCATCGGTCATGGGTCTAACGGGTGAGCCGGTGTCTTTCCATTTGCCACTCTTAATAGTGGTGGCGGTGATGCCTTCTTTCTCGAGCGCTTTACTGAAATCGAGGAATGGTCCGGAGATGACGCCGATGGATCCGGTGTAGGCGCTCTCGGTCACAAAGAATTCGCTGGCCTGGCTGGCAATATAGATGCCGCCACTGCAGCATTTGGAATCGGAAAAGCTCTTTACATTTTTGATCCGGGCGAGCTCCGCAACTTTGGCCGCGGTTTCAGGTACGCCGATAACGCTGCCACCAGGTGTATTGAAAACGAGAAGGACGTTCCGGATCTGATTATCATTAGCGACCTGGTTGAGCGCTGCGTCGACATCATCGAGATCGCAGCCGCCGTAACAGATGAGATCCATCATGGCGACGTGTTTATCCAGGACGCCATCGATGTAGATGATGGCGGTGGTGGGTGCGCCGGTGATATCGCTGCGGAGCTCGAGGATCCGATCGTGGCGAGCAGCAGGCGCGTCGGAAGGTTCATCGTCATCTGAGCCGTCGAGGTCCGGGTTGTCGTCGTGGAGGCGGGCCGGCAAATTAATGGGACGAGACGAGCTCATCCCTCCGCTCATTAAGTTCCGGAAAGCGTGATCGAATGCGTGCCAGGCTGCGGGCTCGAGCAGGAGCGGTTCGGCGTACAGTTTTGAAATTAGACGGGCGTAGCGCATTTAGATTAATTGGCGGATTTCGAAGGCGCGTTTGCCTAACGCTCGCCGGTAACGACGGACTGCGATGGCGGCAGATTGATGAGCTAGCGCTTTCAGTTCGGGTATTGGTAAATCACCAACCTCATCCAGATGTGCGATCGCGCGGTGAGCTGATTGCCGGCAGAACAAAACTTCGCGCTCGGCAAATGCGAGGGATTCGGAAAACAAATCGGCGATCATTTTGGTTCGTCCTGGCTGCCCGGATCGTTTAGGCCGGGCGAAGCCGCTAAGGCTTGATCGCCACCTTGAAGCGTGATCGGTCTTCGGAATCCACCGTCCTCGGTCCAGGCTTTCCGGACCGCCGGGGACATCGGCGGCAAGTTCGCTTCTTTTCGAAATGCTTCTTCGTCCGTGTCGGCAGGAGTAATGGCGCCCGCTCGGACGGCAACGCCATAAGCATCGATGCGAGTTTTAAATTCCTCGAGATCGGTTGGTTTGGCGTTACTGGGTTGGCCAGATCCGCCGCCGGCGATCGTCATCGCGCCAGTCTCAGGATCCACTGAGACTTGGGTGCCTGGCTTCGGGGCAAAGATATACTCCAGCGGAATGCCAACTTTCCTGCATTCGTCGCGAACCCACGCGAGCTCGGCAATGCGCTGCTTGAGCGGTTCCTGCCAGAAGCGGCCTTCAGCTCGAGCGTAGTAGCTCTGCCAGTTATCCAGGCCAGCATGGAGCGCATCGACCTGTGCCGACATGGTGCGGCCTTGATCGGCGGTAAGCTTGGGCGGTCCCTGCCAGTGGCAGACCCACCATTCCGGATCCGGACAAACGCTGAGCTGCCCGCTGTTCATCATGGAAGCGCACCACCAGACCCATACTCGTTGGTTAAACATCTCGTTCAGCGCATCCTGGATCCCATCGAAGAACCATTGAGCATCGGCCAGGGCGATCCGGGCGGTGGCGCCGCCGAGCTCGGTGAGGTTCCAGACGATTTCGAAATTGAGGCCGGTACCGTGACAGATATCGCGGATAAGTTCGTTCCCCCACGCGACCAGGTTCTGAGAGGGCCGCTCGGAAGCGAGCAGCTCGATCTCTTCATCGATCTGGAGGTATTGCGCGTTTGCGCCGGCGAGGAAGCGTTCGTTTACTTGGGTGACTTTGCCATCGGCCCCGACGAGTTTATTGACCTGACCGCCCATGCCTTTCTTGCCGGCTTCGCCACTCTTTTTCTTAATGACGATGCCGAGGGCTTCGTGAAGTTTGGCGGCCGCGGTGGTGAGCGCAGCGAGGTCGAGCTTGTCGATCGCGCAATTGATCCCGGGCGCGAACTTGGAAATGGCGCGGAGCTGGTTAGGCCGTTTCCGGCGAATGATGTGAATCATGTCGGCCGCGGAGATCTCGACTGATTTGGACTGGCCGTAGGCGCCATTACCGACCTGGGTAACTGCGAGATAACTGAGGGCCCGATTCTGCGCATTCGGCAGTACCCCATCGATGTAGCCGGGAAATTCAGACGAGCCGGTTAGGCCGAGGAATCCGCCGATCTCGGCATTATCAAAAAGCTGGAGCTGCGGCGCCCCGGAGACGGAGCTGGAAACGAGGGCGTCGAAGCTTTCGTCTTCGGCGAAAAACGTTTCGGTGTGAAATCCCTGGCGTTCCCAAAACGTCATGGCGCCGGCGACGTCGCAAACGAACCGGTTGTTTGCCCAGAAATCGAATTTGCGGGCGGATTCTTCGTTCCACTCCGGGCTCTTGGTCTGCGGGATGGGGAAGATGCCGCGGCCGACTACGTACTTCCGGACCTGGCTTTTCATCCGGGTGATAAGGCCGAGGTTCGCTTCTAATGCGCGAATCTTTCGGAGGATCTCGGTGCGGTTGTACCGGTTGATCTCTTGCCGGGCCGTTAACGGAAACCCGAGAAAGCTGGTGCGAATGGGCGAGCTGATCGCGGCGTCGTATTCGCGGCCGCCCAAGCCGGAGTTGAAATCTGCTGATAACGAAAATTTCGGATCGTGCCCGGCAGCGAGTTCGCGCTTGCGAGCGCGGTCGAGAAAACCTTCGCGTGGCTGAAGCTTCATCGGCGGAGATGGCGAAAATCAGCGGAGGTCTGAACGATCTTGCCGCCTTCTTCGATCGGCAGGATTTCGCGGAGCGCGTCGCCGGCCGCGGTGAAGGCTTCTTCGACGGTCATGTTGACTGCCCAGGCGTATGATTTGCCGTTGATGGCGGTGCTAACGAGGGCTTTGCCTTTGCCTTTCCCCATCAGCTCGAACAAGGAATCGAACAGATCTTTGAGTTCCTGGACGCCGGCGGCGCCTTTGAGATCGGTGCGCGTAACTAACGCCTGAACAAAACCCGCGGGGATCATTGGCCCCCTTTGCCCATGTCAAAGCCAACGTGACGTTGGATCCAATCGCGCCTTCGGCGCAGCGAGGGCATGCGGCGTGCGTACGCCAGCAATCAGGGTATCGACTACGTTGACTCAGGGTTTGTCAGCGTTTACAAGGACGCGCAGGCCGGTTCCTCTTCGGAGTGCCGGCCTGTGTCGTTTCAAATCGACGCTGGTCGACGCTTATCGACCCTGGTCGACTTTCAACCGATCGAGCAAAGAAGCGCGATCAGTGTCTTGTTTCGCGCGGATCTGGGCCCGGAGCTCCGGATGTAACATGAAGGCGAAGATCTCACCGATCTTTTCGCAGTCGCCAAAGTGTGGATCGATCTCGCTGTGCCATTTCAGTTCGGTGCGGCCTTCGGCGTTTTTCTTGGGCACTAAACGCTCAGCCGTTATCTGCTCGATGAAGTCGGCAGGCAAATCTTGCGGTAACCAGTAGGGCGGTTGCCGGCGTTCTTTGATGACGAATCTATATAGATGTTCTTTGATGATGGTGTCGGTGTAATGGATGAGGACTACTTCGATCTGGCCGCCTTCGATGTTATGCGGAACCCGGGTCTCTGAGATGGGGTAATCTTTTCCGCCGGCATATTTGCCGCCCTTGGTAACAATCCAGCGGCCGCCTTGCTCGTGTTCGAAATTGTAAACACCGGTGGTGGCTTTGGCTTTGTAGCCGGAATCCATGAGGCCGGTCCACATGGTGAATTCCTCGAGCGGACCGCCGTCGTTATGATCGAACTTCCAAACTCGGTTCGAGATATCGACCAACTCGGTATATGAAACGCAAGTGCCAAGCCCGATGACGGCGCGGCTCCCATCGAGCATCCACGCGCGCATAGTCCAATAAAATTCCAGCTGTTGAACGTCGACGTGCATGGTGAGGACAATCGGGCGGAATGGCAGGACGAGTTCGGCGTCCCGATCTTCAGGATGGCCGAGATTGTATTTCGGGCTCGCCGCCTGGATCAGTTCGATTGATTTCTTGGTGGCACCGCCGGCCTTGCGTTCCCAGGCGCGGCCGAGATAGGAGTTGTAGAAGTGGTGGAGGCCGCCAGGGAGATGCTGGAGCTCGAGGAATTTCACCGCGAGCATCCCGGGCGTTAACATTCCGTACTCGCCTGCGACGTAGAAGCTGCGGTGGTTCGATGGCGCGTTCGGGTTCTGCGCGATCCATTCGCCGCGACGGATCATCCATTGCCGGCGGTTCTGCGGAATGAGGGCGTTGCAATCCGGGTTGTCGCAACGGATGGCGGTGCCGGCTTTGACCAGGTCGAGATCGTAGGAGCCGTCGGGTTTCCGAACTTTCGGGACGTGTTTCCAATCGAAGTTCTCGAATCGAAGCTCCTGCTTGTGGCCGCATTCCGGACACGGGACGTGGAAACGTTCCTGGCTGCCTTTGGTCGCTTCGACGGAGATAGTCATCTCCGGAGTGGTGGGAGTGCTCCCTAGCGCAAGCTTTGAGGTGTCGTTAGCCTCGTAAGTGATCTGGCGCGCGGTGAGGAGATCTTTGCGGCTCGCTTCTTTCTCGTCTTCGCCTTCCCATTTATCGATCTCGTCGCCGGCAGCGTTCTTGATCGGCAATGATGCGAGCAACGCCGGCGAGCCGACGCCGGTGGCGAAAAAGTCCATCGAGGTGAAATACATTTCCTCGGTGGTGAATTTTTCTTTGCGGTTAAGGGGGATGTATTTCTCGAGCTGTTTGCATTTCAGGAACCGCGGATGCAGTTCCTTTTTCACGTAACGCCGGACGATCTTGCGCGACGGTTGCGCGAGCATGGTCGGACCGGGATCCATGTCGACGAGGTACATGATCCAGTTGGCCAGCATGGTGGTGAATCCGATCTGGGCGCCTTTGACGATCGTGACCTGGCGGATCCGGCGGTCGCTGAGCGCTTCCATCGGTCCGCGGAGATATGCGGTGTAGGAGCTGTCGTATCGACCTGGTCGCGCGGAGAAACTGGACTCGAGGGTGACGTGCTTGTCGCTCCACTGCCACAGGTTGAGCTTTTCGCGGATGACGAGCGCGGTAACTATTGCTCGCTGCAGGACCGCATAGATGCGGCTCATTTGGTGCGGCCGGTCCGCTTGTTCGATTTTTTGCCGGGATCCTTTTTCGCACAAGGCTCCGCGGCGCCAGATTTAATTTCTGGAATTTGCGATCGGAATTCTTCCGGCATCCATTTGCACTCGCGGATCGGCGCCAGCGCTTCGGCGATTTCTTTCTCGAGCTCTTCGCGGATGTCCTGGGGATCGGTGAACGCGGCGAGCGTTTGCATTCCGCGCGTCGGTAGAATCTGCAGCCGGCCGATGATCGCCAAGAGAAGCCGGGTGATTCCTTCCTCGACTTCCGCGATATCGATTTGGGATTTGTTTTTCTCGAGGATCCCGGGCGTGTCTTTCTCGAGCTTCCGCATGGAGTCGAGCATCGAGATCCAAGCGCCGAGTCGGTTGCCTAACGTTCTGAAGTGCGGATCCTTTTGATTCAGCGCTTGGCGAATGGCATCGGCGAGTGCGAGCTCGATCTTATTGATGCGCTTAATCGCCGCGGCGAGGCCTTCGCCCTCGAGGAAACTTTCATCCAGTCGATTGACGCGGGATTCGGCGAGAGTGTCGGCTGCGTCCGAATGGTCGCCCTCGCCGGCATCGTCTGGTTTCCGGCCGGCGTTCGAGAGAAACTCCCCCATCGCGTCTGGGTCGTCGCATGGAAGCCCTCGCTTCCACCAGCGCTTCACCGTCAGAATGGTGACGCCGTATCGATCGGCATATTCGCGCTGTGTTTTCTGGTATTGCTGGCCGGCGCATTGGCCGCTACGCTGAACCGGTCGATCGATCACGCCGATCGGCGTCAGTCAATGGTATCAGGTATCAATTCATATTTTCACCCGACGCCTGCGAAAATTGCGCGCCTTCGTAAAACTGCCCTGGGCGGGCCTTGGCAAAGAGATTCCTTACCCGGGGAGTAGGCCGGCATCGCGATAGCGCGGATACAGGAAGTTGAAGAAGCGCTGGAAGTCCCGCAGTAGCTGACGATCGTTAGGCTTATATTGCCCCGTCTCGATGCGTTGCGTGAGCTTGTTGCACTCCACCATCACGCTCGAGTGATGCGAAGGTCGAGAGAATTTCCTATCGCCTTTGAGCTTCGGCCTGTCCTTTACGGGAACATAACCGAAGCGGTATTTGCGTATTGAGTCCTTGCTCAAATCCGCAAATTTTTGCGCATTCGGATTCGCTCGGTCTAGAGCCTGGCACCGCTGAGCCGCCCTATCATCCAATCCAGAAAACGAATCGTCTCTCCATTGCGCCCAATTGCCATGCCCTACTATTTCCTTTAGTTGATTTAGCAGCTTACCGAATCTCCAGGCGCGTTCGTTAGCATAATCGAGGGTTCCGTAAACCTCCGTCTCGGCTTGATTCATCTCGCCGAAAAGGCGTTTCGCTTCGCTCGTTAGTTTCTTGAGGTCTGAGATATTCTGCATCGTATCCTTGTTGTTTCTCCGCGCATTACGCCATTCCGAAACCCGCGCAGCGCGTCGCGCAGATCACACACCGTTTTATTAAATGCCTGGCGCGTCTTATTACTCAACCCGCCAAGCGCAGCATTTGTATTCAGCCGGCCAATGAGATCTCGGCGAAGTATGTAGATCGCGGCGAAGCCGCGTTGGCCAAGCTGCGACAATCCGTTGCAGCGACGCAGCCAGGCCAGCAGTTCATAATAGTATTCGCCCACTCGCTTGATCATTCCGGGCCCGCATTCCATTGAGATCCTGAGCTCGCATTCGTAGTTTACGCGCCGCTCGAGAGCCATTCCTTCAATGAGCGCCGGCTGCAGTAGGTGCAGCATCGTGTGAATTCGCCAGCCCATTTCCACCAACGATTTGGCTTGGCTTGCCCAAACCAGAGCTTTCGAAAAATGTTCGCAGATAATCGGCAGATCCGACGCTGCAACTTCTAGCGGCTCAAGATCATCAATCGCTGTTCGGTAGTCGACGACTTCATCTGCTGGATTTGTATCATCGTCCGGATCCACGCGGCCGCCGGAAGCGAAGTCATTATCGACGTGCGGTTGATCGATCCCGCGCTGACGCAATTTGCGCAGAAACGATGGGGAAGCTGTCTGTTCCCAAAGCCGATAGGCTTCTTCGTACTCTTTGTTTTTGGCGCGACGCCGTTCGTCCCAGGTTGTGTCTTCCTTCAGGTGAATTCCCGAACGGAGGGATGGAACTTCCGCTCGAGAGGCGGTTGGCTCCTAAGCGCGAACTATGCCACTTCCATAATTTCTATAATTCAGCCAATGGCAGCTCTATCTTGAACGTCGTCCCGATCATCTCTTTGCTTTCAACGCTAATAACTCCTTTTAGCCGATCGATTTTCTCCCGAACAACGGCGAGACCATGCCCATGCTTGCCATCGGCGCTCACATTCCGATCCCATAGGCGCGATAAAGTTTCCTCCGACATTCCTTTTCCATTGTCACGCACGGACGCGATCGCATTTTCGTCGGCGCAACCGGTGCTGATCATTAATTCGCCGCCCTCTGCAGTCGAATCGATAGCATTCAAGCAAAGATTGATCAGCGCCCGGTACATATCGATCGATTCTCCGTAGATCTGAAGCGGTGGGCCAATCTCCAAATCGAGTCGTAGCTTTATTCGTTTGGCAGCTAGCCTCGCGCGAAGCGCGTCAGCCGTCTCTGAGGCCACCTTGTTGAGATCGAAAGCCGGTTTGGTTGCAGGATCTTTAAGAATCTCCGAAGCGCGCGTTGCCGCCTTGAAGATGGTGTCGAGATAGCCGAGCGCGTTGTGAGGATCACGCAAGGCCAATTCGCAGTGGCCGATTATTATTGAGACCTGATTCCTAAGATCATGCGCTACTCGTAGCACTGATGCCCTTTAGATGGGACATTTAGCACGTTTGCTGCCTGACTAACAGCTTAGGCTTTATCCTCACCACAGGTGTAGCGTCTTTCCGGCAGCCTTCGCCAGTTTGCTCGCTTCGACGTAAACCTTGCCCAGTGGCGTTCGGTATTTCTTGCCATCCTGGATGTTTTCTTTCACCACGGCAACGGCGCGAATAACGAATCCGGAACTATCTCGAAGCCTGCCTAGCCATGTTCTCCGGCACGTTTCGTCCTTGAGCTCCCCGGAGTCTTGGTCCAAGGCGTACAATTCCTCCATAAGGTAATTCTTTTCCTCGTCGCGGAAGCGCGATGAGGTTTGACCTGGCCGATCCGATCCGCTGGGAGGAGCACAGCTCCCCGATTCGTACGAATCGACGATCTGTCGATCGATCAGAAGCGAATCGACGCGCGCGTATGTAGGCGTCTCGGTCGACTTCCGAATTTCGGAACTTTCACGACTTCCGAATTTCGGAACTTTTTGTTGTTGTAATGCCGCCACGCCGGCGACGTCTGTTGTGGCATCCGGAAATGCAACGCCGGGATCGCCCGCGCGGATTTCATCATGATCCCAGAATTCCGGATTCTCGCTGAGCAACTCAGCTTCTCGCTGCTTCCACGCGGCAGCCACGCGGCTACCGACCAGCCACGTGGCTGGATTTGCGTTTGGGCGGTACACGTCGCCGCGTTCCCGTTCGATGATCTTATCGGCTAACAACCAGCCGAGCGCTTCCTTTATGTGACTCTCGGAAATGCCCGACCCGAGTCCGAAATCTTTCTGCAGCATGGGAGGCGTTGTTGTCCTGCCACAGCGCAGAGACAATTTAATGATCAGCCTGGCTACCCGCAGCTGTGTCTCATTCAGGTCGCCCTCAAATAGCGCATCCTCGAGCAACAACGCCAAGGCGTGACGGCCGGC